TTTTAAAACTAATCTTCTATCCATATTTCCACCACCCTCGTGAGCAATAGGATAATAACCACACCAATTTTTTACAGCGACTGATATACCTACTATCTCTCCATTTTTAACTATAGAGCCTGATCCCATGCGCGTATTTAAATTAGGATCCTTTGTTTCTAAATCAATTGCAATTTCGTCGTACTCAGATAAATTTGGAAACCCTGTTGGAGGTGTCCATTCTGTTTGTGGTTTGAAAAGGGGTTGTTGTATCATTTATTTTTCAGCTTCATCTAAAAAATCTTTAATAGGTTCTAATTCGTCTTGTAGTTTTTCGGATACTGTTTTTTCCTTTCCTGGATAATCTCTATCAATCGCCATTTGACAATAATGAATTGCTTTTTCTAAATCGTTTTTTTGTCCTTTTTGCTTATGTCTGCATAAATATTTTATAGCATTCCCTTCAGCAAAGGGAATATTATTTTTATTTATAAATTCTGAGGGTTGAATTTTCATAGATTGATAATGGTCTCCACCAATTTGTTTTTTATATACATCACTCATATTCTAAATGCCTTATAAATATCTTTGGGTTCTACAATATGTAAATGTTTTTTAGTTCTGGTTGCTCCCACGTAGAATAAACGATTAACATCATCAGGAACTCTTTCATATTCTTTTAAAGTTTGTCTGCTTAAATCAGTTAATAAAATTACATTGTCTGCTTCCCCTCCTTTTACTCCGTGAATCGTAGACAATAGTATTCTAGGTTTTTTATTAAGTTGCTCTTTATTTTGTCTCATTTTTCTAATGTAATTTACTTTTTTCGAAGGTGCATTATTAAATGCGTCATACCATACATAATCTATTGCAAGTCCATATTTATTTTTACATTCTTTTAAAGAGTAAAAATTATCTTTATTTAAAAGTACCAATGATTTTTTATTTGCATGTGATTCATTCATGTAGCTGTAGATTCTTTTTATTCTTGTGTAATCTAAAGTTTCACTTTTTCTCCAGGATTCCCAATCAGTAATAGCTTCATATAAATCTTGTTCGTATGATTTTTTATATTTATTTTTATAATATAATCCATTTTGATAAATAATATTTTCGAGATCATGTAACATAGAACGAGTTCGGGTAAGTACTAACCATTCTCCTTTAGACATATCAATGTGTCTAAAATCAGAATAAGTAGATACTTTTCCTTCAACGGTTCTAGGACGCCAATCTTTTGGAATTCTATTACCCACTTTATTTATAATTTTCATTGCAAATTCATGTACTTTGGCTGGAATTCTATAGGATTGAGTTAATTTAATAAATTCCCCACTCAATGTTATAAAACTATTAACATCTGCACCGGCCCATCTAAAGATAGCCTGATCATCATCTCCTGCAATATAATTATCCGGTGATTTATTCCATATAATTTTAGCCATATCCCATTGCATGGAAGATAAATCCTGCGCCTCATCAATAAATACTACGTCAAATTTAGGACAAGTATCCGATTTAGTAAAATCAATAATCATATCATTGAAGTCCACTAAATTATATTCTTTTTTATATCTCTCTAATTCATCTGATATGATTTTAAGTTTATTAAATTCTACATCCTGGGTATGCTCTTTAAGATCATATTGTTTCTCTAAGGAGATATTTCTTAATTTTGATAATTGAATAATTCTTAAATAATCACTTTTAGTAGAAAAAATTCCATTCATATCCCTTTCATTATCTTCATAATCCACAGGAAATCCCAACGTTTTTCCCAGATCTTCATATTGTCTTCTTTGCATTACATTATTTTTTTGTATTCCTAATCTTCTAAAAGCTAATGAATGAAGTGTTCTGAAATAAGGAAGGTCGTCTTCGGTTAAGTTAAATTTTTCCATTGCTCTATCTCTCGCCTCATAAGCAGCTTTTTGAGTGAATGCAAAATATCCAATTTTATCTGGATCAGTTTTTTTTAAATATTTATCAACTAAATTTAAAAGAGTTGTTGTTTTTCCTGTACCTGGGGGTCCAATTACAATTGTTTTCATTTTATTCTCCTAAAAAAATTTCTCCAAAATGCAGATCGAATAATAGAGACGACTGTAAAAATTAAAGCGATTCCTATACTATCTAAAATTGTTGGATATAATCCAAAAAATGGAAAAATATATAATTGAATGAGAATAGCAAGGATTAGACCCGTTCCTACATCAATAAAACTCTCAATAAAACAACGTCTAAGCATTAAAAATTATCTTTCGGTTTAAGTTGTTTTGGTTTATAATCTTCTACTTTTTTTTCGAAAGAATTTATAATGGTAACAGTTGGCCTGCTTTTTCCTAATATAATTCTTTCTGTAGTACAACCACAATGCTCTTTTAACATCTGGCTAGTTTCTTGAAATTTAACATCCCATCTTCTTCTTTGAAGAAATCCATAAAAGAAAGAATCAAAAAGAAAATAATGTTTTCCGTTATCCGTAAATACACTTCCTTTTTTAATATCGTCTTTTTCCACAGTTGTTGAAGTTCTATTAGTGCAAAATTCTTCTAAATGATTTTGTAATTGATCTTTTTTAGCTGTTCCTTTTGGAGGGGGAATAACTTCTCTCGTGCTAAGTAATTGATTTATAAGGATTTTCCAATCTTTTAGTTTCATGCTGGGAGGATAAATCCCAATCCCTGCAATACAGGCTTCTTCAAATAAAGGTTGTTGTCTTAAATATTTAGCACTAGGAATCTTTAATCTTTTTCCATCAACATTTAAATAATAATAAGGTTCTTCTAATTGAATTTCTTGTAAGTCACTTAAGTCCGGAAACATTGCTTGAGAACCTATTCCGAATTGTCTGGTTTTACATAATTGCTTATCACAATGATTACACATAGGAACATCATTACATTTCCATCCCCAATCTTTTTTATCGTGTTGATTTTTAATGGTATCTATTTCTTTTTGTTCTAGATCTCCCTTAATATATTTTGCATGAAACCATGAAATTTTTTCTTTCCAATTGTTAGGCCATTTCTTTTTTGCATAAATTGCAAAATGAAAGAGAGCATTGTTTCTGCCAGGCTCGGATATTCCTTCTATAGATAATGTTTCTATACATGGAGGCCCGTCAGAGAATTCTGATTCGGGCCTCTCAAGCTTTATGAGACCAATATCTAGTTGTTTTACATTATCATAGATCCCATAAAATTCTTCTAAGTTTGCTGCTGTTCCATCTTCTTTAAAAGCATATCTTGTTGTATTGTCTCCACTGAAGTAAGGAAGATTTAAAAAGTTTCCTGTATCTTCTTCTGATTTTAATTCTATTTGTTTTGGAAATACTTCTGCATTTCCAAAACCCAATATTGCTTTAATTTGATTTAGTTTATCTCTCATTATCTTAGCTTCTGTATTCTTATCTGAAAATAAAAATATATGAGCCCCTCCAGATTTAGATCGACATACTACTAGAGGCAATTTTAATAATTTAATTTTGTTTAATAATTTTTGATGATCGAATCCAGCATAACTGTCCACATCAATACATCCCCATTTACATGTATCTTCTTCATTAATGGGTATTATTCCCAGACTGGGTTCAATTCCCTGTAAATGATTGTGCCAAAGATCATTAGTAACTTTTTCTCTTTTAACAAAAGATTTAGTTTTTAATTTAACTCCGTTTTTAGGAACGGTGTTTATGTAGGTACATCCATGGGCTCTATTAAGCCCTCTAAATATTTCTATAAATTTTTCCATATTATCATCCAGTTAAAAGGCGGATCCACTCTCGCTTCGCCGCCTCTCGTTGCAACCATTCTCTATTTGAGAATTAGGTTAATATGGAACGTCCGTTTTAGATTCTTCAGTACCATGTTTAGTTTGAATTTCGCCTTTTGATACTCTTTCAGAAAAATTCTTAGCTATATCATAAACTGATTTATCTTTAACAGGTCCAACCTTAATATAAGTCCATCCAAACCATGTTCCTTTGTCATTAGTCATTTGAACAGTTTTTAGATTATAGATGTGACTATATGTTGGTGGAGTAAATAAGCCATTTTTTCCTTGTAGCTTAATTCCCATCATGGTTGTAAGCCATTTTCTACTCACAGATAATGATGTAGATTTCATAGAAATTAAAGCAGTTGATGGACTATCACCCAATAAAAATACAAAGTGATTAGCAGTGGTTTCAATATAATTACCATTTGCCAATCTGTCTTTGTTAAATTTATCACGAGTTACTTTACTCATGATATCGCTATCTGCTTTATGGATAGTTACTGGTGCTCCCGTACTCATTCCACGGTCTTGCCATTCTACATATTGTTTAAGGTAGTGACATGGTAATACATTTATACCTTTAGCACCGTCATAAAGTTCTTTGGTGACGGTGTTAAAAATCATACCAGGTCCTGATCCTTCAACATATTTTCCATCGTTTTTATTAACTTCAGGAGATAGAGGCATCAAAACTTTTAAGAATGGTAATGCAAGATCTTCTTGCCTTATGTTTTGAGTACCTTTATCTGCATCAGTTTCAAATATATTGATAGCCAATGCACCTTCTTTTTTTGTGGTTACTTCTGTCGTGATTCCTTCTTTGCTCATTGTTATTGTTTCCTTTTTATTGTTGTTTTATTTCCAACAAATATGTTGAAAATTTCCGTTGGCATGTCTTTACCTGCCTCGATACGCTCACGGACTAACGCTTTAAGAGTCATGGGCTCAACCTTCAACTTTTGTGTTGGTTGAAACCCACGCTCTTGTGCAAGAGCAGCATAATCAGCTGCCTTGTTATCTTCGTTACGACCAAAAGAC